GCATCAACAACCGCAGCAGCAACTACTGGAACATCTGATATTTATTTAATGCAAAATAATACTGGTAATTTAGGTTCATTCTTTTTCTATCAAAGAGCATTAACTGCAACTGAAATAGGAAATGTTTGGAATAATTTAAAAGGAAGATACGGATTATAATATCGTTTGAGTAAAAAAATATATATTTATATATAGAACAAATAAAATAAAAAACTATGGCACAACTAAAACCAGAGCAGTTACAAAAATTAAGTGAATTAAAAGGTAAATTTAATGAGTTAACATTCATTATAGGACAAACCCAAATTCAACAAAGACAACTTAAAGTAGATGAACAAAATATGTTTGCAGAGCTTGACAGATTAGCATTAGAAGAACAAACTTTCTTAGGTGAACTTCAAAAGGAATATGGTGATGGAGATTTAGATACCACAACTGGAGAATTTATACCAAAAGAGCAACAATAATATATTTTTACAACAAATATTGTATATTTATATTAGAATATTATAACATAATTTATAAGGAGAACAAATAAAATGGCTGAAAAATTAGTATCGCCGGGTGTATTTACAAGAGAAAACGATTTATCATTCATAGCACAAGGAGTTGGAGCTATTGGTGGAGCAATCGTAGGACCTTTCAAACAAGGACCGGCGTTTAAACCAACAATCGTAACATCACCATCTGAGTTAGAAGATATCTTCGGTGCAGCTGATGGTACATATTATACAGAATTAACCGCTCAAAATTATTTAAGAGAGACAGGTTTAGTAACTATTTGTAGAGTAGCAGGTATCGGTGGATATACCGAACAAAATCCTGTTTTATTAACTATATCATCGGCATCAGTATCTAAATCAGTAGCAGTACTATTTAATACCGATACAGATACTAATAGTTTTTCAACTACATTTAGTGCAAGTTCAAACACTACTAATAGTGGTAATTTTTCATTAGGTGGATTTACACTTAGTGGTTCATATGCAACTTCATTAGTTCCATCATCAACACAATCAATAGATGATGTATTTGGTACTTCACCATTAGGAACAAAAGAAGCTTATGTATATGGATATTTTTCTGCAGCAGCGACTAATACATATACTGGTTTTGATACTGCAAGTAATGCAAATGTAAGTTATGTAACATTGGGTGACCAAAGTTTCACATCCGATGCAACTTATGCATCTACACCTTGGATTCAATCACAAGATATGGGTGGTATACGATATGATTTATTGCGTATACATACTTTAGCAGATGGTAATGTAGAAAATACAAGATTTAAAGTTACTATTGGTAACATTAAAGCAGCAGGAGATATCAATGGTTCTGATTATGGAACTTTCTCTTTATATGTTAGAAAATATAATGATACAGATAAAAGACAAAACATTTTAGAACAATATAATAATTTATCATTAGACTCAGCAGCAGTTAACTATATCGGTAGAGTAATCGGCGATGAAGTAAGTACAATTGATGCAAATGGTAAAGTAACAACAACAGGTGATTGGAGTAATAAATCCAAATACATTAGAGTTGAAACAAAAGATTCTGATTTGTATCCTGTAACAGCAGTACCTTACGCACACGCTGCATATCAAAACTTTATAAGTGGTTCATCTGCTGAATTAGCTAATTTACCTATTGTAACTTTTGCAACTGGTTCAACTAATGTATATGCTGGTATTGATTTAGAAGGAAATGGTGATAATACAATTTATTTAAAACCAATTCCAACACAAGGTAGTAATTCAAATACTATATTTGGATTAGATACAACGGCATCTTTACCATTAACAAGTAATGCAGCTGCAACAGTTGTAGCAACTAGAATATTTAATGTAGCGTTTCAAGGAGGTTTTGATGGTTTAAATCCAACAATTGCTTCTAACAAAGGTGTAGATATTACTTCTACAAATGTTCAAGGATTAAACTTATCAACTTCTGCAGCAAGTGGTTCAGTAGGATATAAAAAATGTTTAGATGCATTATCAAATGTAGATGAGTTTGATATTAATTTATTAGTATTACCTGGTGTTAATCATAACGACCATAGTAATGTAACTCAATACGCAATGGATATATGTGAGAATAGAGCTGATACATTCTATATTATGGATGCAGCAGGACAAAGTGCTGGTATCGCAACGGTAGTAGGTGTAGCAGAAAGTTTAGATACTAACTATGCAGCGGTTTACTATCCTTGGGTTAAAACAATTGATACAAACACAAACAAATTAATAACAGTTCCACCTTCGGTTTTATTACCTAGAGTTTATGCAGCTAACGATGCTACATCAGCTGAGTGGTTTGCACCTGCAGGTTTGAATAGAGGTGGTATCACTGGTGCAGTAGCAGTATTAGATAGATTAACTCATTCTGATAGAGATACTTTATATGAAGGAAAAGTAAATCCAATCGCTCAGTTCCCTGGACAAGGTATCGTAGCATTTGGACAAAAAACCTTACAAGCTAGACCATCAGCATTAGATAGAATTAATGTTAGAAGATTACTTATCACAGTTAAGAAGTATATTGCTTCAACTAGTAGATATTTAATATTTGAACAAAACACAACAGATACAAGAACTAAATTCTTAAATACAGTTAACCCTTATTTAGAGAACATTCAACAAAGACAAGGTTTATACGCATTCAAAGTTGTAATGGATGAAACAAACAACACTCCAGACGTAATCGATAGAAACATCTTAAAAGGTGCAATATTCTTACAACCAACTAAAACTGCAGAATTCATTCAAATTGATTTCAATGTTTTACCAACTGGGGCAACTTTTAACGCATAATTAAAAAAAGATATACTTATAATAAGTAAAGGAGAAATAAACAATGGCTGACGTATTATCATTTGATAAGATATTTTATACAAACTTTGAACCAAAGTTAGCAAATCGTTTCATCATGGAAATCGATGGTATTCCATCATTCATGATTAAAACAGCAAACAGACCTAAGTTAGAAAGTGAAGTTGTAGAATTAGACCATATCAATTTAAAAAGAAAGATTAAGGGTAAATCAAATTGGACTGATATCACTATCACTCTATATGACCCAATTGTACCGAGTGGCGCACAATCAGTAATGGAATGGATTAGAAGTGGACACGAATCTATCACTGGTAGAGATGGATATGCAGATTTCTATAAAAAGAATATTGATTTCTATATGTTAGGACCTGTGGGTGATAAAGTAGAACAATGGAAAATTGTTGGTGCTTTTATTTCTTCGGCAGAGTTTGGTGATGTAGATTGGAGTTCAAACGATCCAGTTATGATATCATTAACTTTAACTTACGATTACGCAATCTTAGAATTCTAATCTAAAGAAAAATATAAAAGAAAAGGGAGACATTATTTGTTTCCCTTTTTTATTTTCGTTATATTTATATATACAAATATATAGTTATGACATCAAAAGAATTTACACTTTGGTTAAAAGGATTTACAGATGGGGTACATGAATACAACATTACTCCAAAACAATGGGATTTATTAAAAGATAAATTAGCAGAGGTTAAAGATGAAACACCAATAGGATTTCCATTTGGAGTTCCAAACACTGCACCAATACAAACATTACCATTTATCCAACCATATGACCCATACAACCCATATAAAATAAATTGTGGAGATACCAATGGTACAACGATTACAACAACACCTGGTAGTGGTTCTATTACAATAGCTAATCCACAATTTGGATTTGGAAGTACATCAACTACATACGGATATCCCAGTGGTTCTAATTGGAGTTATACAACCTATCAACCAACTAATATTACAACTCATAAAAAAAATAATTTTAAAAAAAGAAAAGCAAAATCGGTAAAAGAGTGGGAAGACCATTTTGATTTAGGTGGTGAAGATTAAAAATTAAAAAAACAAATAGTTATATAAAACAAAACAAAAAGTTATTATGGAAGAAAACATAAACATCCAAAGAGGTGGAACACCCGTTCAAACACAACCTCAAACAACAACATCAACATTTAATTTCCCAACACAAGTTATATCATTACCATCAGAAGGTAAGGTATATGCGGAAAGTAATCCATTGAGTAAAGGTACATTAGAAATTAAATACCTTACTGCAAGAGAAGAAGATATTTTAGCAGATAGTAACTTAATTAATAAAGGTGTGGTATTAGATAAATTATTAGAATCAGTTGTAGTTCAAGTCGGTGTTAATGCAGATGATTTGGTTACGGGTGATAAAAATGCAGTTTATTTAGCAGCAAGAGTATTAGGATATGGTCCTGAATATGATGTAGAAATTACAGACCCTTTTAGTGGTGAAAAACAAAAAGTATCAATTGATTTAACAAAGATTCAAACTAAAGATATTGACTATTCTGTATTAAATACTGAGAATAGATACGCATTTGTATTACCATCTCAAACTAAAATCATATTTAAGTTATTAACTCACAAAGATGAAAAAGATATTACCAATGAAATCAATGCATTAGCAAGATTAACAAAGGGAAAAACCAATTCATCGGAAGTTACAACTAGATTAAAATATATGATACTATCTGTTAACGACAATTCAGATAGAGGATATGTAAACAATTGGGTAGTTAATCAATTCTTAGCAAAAGATATTCAAGCATTTAGAGCATATGTAAAAAGTATATCTCCGGATTTAAATATGAAATTTGAGTTCATATCGGATTTGACGGGTGAAACGGAGGCACTTGATATTCCTTTTGGAATCAACTTTTTTTACCCTGCCACCGGATTATAAAAAAGGATTATACGAAGAATTATTTTTCTTGGTATTTCATGGTGGAGGATTTACATTTAGTGATGTATACAATTTACCACTACATATCAGACGAATGTATGCAAATATGTTAATTGATATAAAAAAGAAAGAAAACGAACAAATACAAAAAGCAAATAGTAAAGTTAGGAGAAGATAAAAAACTCCTAACTTTTTGTTTTATATGATATTTATAATTAAACTATATAGATTATGGCAGAGATAAAAATAAGTGAAAACATTATTGACAATTGGGTTAATAACATTTTTAATAGAATTTACAAAAACCAAGAAGATGAAGCGATGAGACAAATTCGCAAATCAGATATAGATAAAGGTTTAAAAGCACGTTTGGCAAAATACGTTGAAGATAGTAAACAAATCAGAAAAGATTTAGAATCGGGTAGATATTAATACAATTTATTTTAATGGGACTAAAAAAAGATACATTCGGTAAAACAAAAGAATCTAAAACTGATTTTACTTTAGCAAGTAGGGATGCCAAATTGCAGGCTGAATATGTCAAAAATCAAGAACAAAGAAATAAGTTACATGAAGAAGAAAATAAATTATTATCTAAAAAAGGTAAAATATCGGCAGAGGATGAAAAACGATTAGGTAGAATACAGGCAGCATATAGTAAAACAGTTCAAAAAGCAAATGAATTATATGCAGTAGCAAAACAATTAGATACTACACAAGATAATATCAAACGAAATGCAGAATCTCAAGTTGATTCGTGGGGTAGTTTAAGTGAAATATATAAACATAGCAAAGAAGAATTACAAGCAATTGCATTAAAAAGTGTTAGATTAAAAGATGTATCATCATCTATTGCAGCAAACGAAACACTTACTGTTAAACAAAGACAAGGAGCATTAAATCAAATTTCCAAATTCTCAGATGGAATGGCATCTATTAGCACTAAAGCAGCGGAATTAGCGGGATTAACCTCTGATGATGTAGAAAAAAGAGCAATATTAAAATCTAGAATTAATGATGAAATAGCAGCTCACCAACAACAACTTGCTCAAATGCAAAAAGCAGGTACATATTCACAAGAATCATTAGATATACTACAAGAAACAATACAAGGTAAACAAGACGAATTAAATATAGCAGACAAAATATCGTCTCAATCTAAATTGCAAAAGCACGTACAAGAAGAACTACATGAAGAGTTAGAAAGTATACAAAAAACATTATTAAAAATAAGAAGTGGCGTTACTATGTTATTTAGTGGGTGGCAAGGTGCACTATCTTTAATAGCATTTGGTGCATCAGAAGTAGCAGAACATTTTGGGGAGATGGGTAAAAAGATTGGTGTTGGAATGACACAAATGATAGGGCTTAAAACACAAGTAGGATTGGTTGGTGCAATATTAGGTGAAGAAGCGGGTGAGGCTGCGTTGGATTTAGCTAAAGATTTGGGTGATTCACATCATCTAACAACTGCAATGGCAGTAGATGCAGGTTTATTAGCAGCTAATTATGGTTTAAGTGGAAAACAAGCAGCATTCATGTCTACGGCGTTTGGTGAATTAAGTGGAAAAAGTTATGAGACCGGTAAAAATACAGGCGAATATGTTAAGCAATTGGCAATGGCAAATGGGGTAGCACCAACTCAAGTAATGCAAGATGTGGCAGATAATGCAGAATTCTTTGCATTATATAGTAAAGATGGTGGAAAAAACATTGGTGATGCAGCAGTAGCAGCCGCAAAATTAGGAGTAGGATTAGGAACGGCGGCAAAAGTAGCAGACCATTTATTAGATTACCAATCATCAGTACAAG